AAAGCTAGGGAATTGGGAATTATGGGTAATGGTTATGACACCTATGCAAGCCTAAAAGCCAAATGTATGAGCAAGCTAAACATGAGTGCGGTGTAAGGTATTTGTGTAATTTACGACACAAAAAAGGTTTGGCATGGTTTCGTAATTACATTAGCGACAAAGACTTTAGCGAAAAATTATTAACTGACTTTTTTAATCAGTACCAATTAGGTAACAAAGGGGAATGGGGAAAATGGATATTGAAAAATGGATTGTCGCAGCAACAGGGCTTGGGTATTTAGTAGTGGGCCTAGCCCAATATGCTAAAGGTTCACCAAGTAATGCTTTTATTTGGCTTGGTTATGCTGCCGCCCAAATAGGTCTATGGATGAACCTAAAATGATAGACCCTAATGACGCTATTGAATTTATATTTAAGACAGCGCCTCTCTATGCAAAAGCGAAAGGTCACCTCGCTCAATTTGAGGCATTTAAACATTCTCTCAAAGCCATTGAGATGTCTAAGTCAGAAGCCCATACTATTGGCGGCAAAGAAATAGACGCCTACAAGTCACAGGCTTACCAAGAGTTATGCGAGGCTATTGGAATGGCAACAGAAGAAGCAGAAGCCTTGCGCTGGCAATTAGAAGCAGCCAAAATGCGTTTTGAAACATGGCGCAGTCAAGAAGCAAGCAACCGAAACATTGACAGGATGACTAGATGAATGACTACTCTGAAAACCTTTTGCGTATACACAAACTATTAAAGTCTTACCATAACGCTACTCTTAAAAACGACTTTGAAAAGGCTACCAAAATAGCCCATGAATTAGCAGATGAAACAATAAAGCTAGAATTTGCAACTTATGACCAAGTAAAGAAACAATGGCTGAGTTAATGCGGACTACCCCTACTCATATAGATTATGGGGACTTTGTTGGTTTGCTACCTACCTCGCCGGGATTTACGCCAAGCAATGTAGACGGAATCGCCGAAAGAAAGGGCAAATTCCTAATAATGGAGTGGAAACGCCCCAATGAAAGGTCAAGCAAAGGCCAACAATATATGTTGCAAGCATTGGCTAGTAAGCCTGACTTTATTGTGCTTATTATTCGGGGCGATACTGACAATGGTGTAAGCATGGGTAATTATTACCTTGTGCAACCCCAAGGTGGGTGTATATTAATTGGTAATGGCTTTGAGTCCTTTAAAGCCTACTACAAACAATGGTTTGAATGGGCAGATGGCAACTAAAAATGAAAAGAACGCTCTTAACAAGATTGCCGAACTCGGATGTATTCTCTGTGCCACCCAGCTTGGGTTTGAAGGCACTCCAGCAGAACTCCATCATGTGCGCAGATATGGAACTAAACGGTCTACATCCCCTGTCTTGCCACTTTGCCCAGAACACCATAGGGGAAACTCTGGTATTCACGGACTGGGTGCAAAGGGTTTTGAAAATAAATGGGGCATTACCCAGGCGTGGCTCTTGGAGCAGGTCGATAAAAGACTTGGAAAGGTCAATGAGTGAGTGACATTTTCTTAGCTTTTGGAGTGTTAGTTATTATTTTGCCGGCTATTGCAGTATGGATAAGTTTACAATGTTGCGTGTAAAACTTTACAATATGTTTCTCAAACTTTACAATTCTAGTGGGTCTACAAAGCCTAACTCTTTAGCAATACGGTGCGCCCTACTACGAAACTCTTTGTCGTGATGTGACCAACGCAAAGTTTTATGTCTAGACATGTGTATACATTCATGAAATAAGACTTTAAGTACGGTGTCTATAGAGCCGCAACGAGCCTCAGAAATAGTCACAATATGCTCATACTTTTCATTGCCGGTGTCATAAAGGTAAGTACCCATAGTATTAGGGTCTTTGTCTATAATAAATAATACTTCTTCAGGCAAGGGCATAGACCAATTACAAAATGGCTTCATGCAATAGACTGCACTATATAAATTGCGAAGAATGGCTGGAGTTAGCTTCATACTTGGTGAATTTTCCCACGAAACTCTACCTCATCCTCACCCCAAACTCTAATCATTTCAGGCTGTAATAACTTGCTGCGCTCAAATGATAGCATTACAAACCCTGAATTCCAGTCTTTAGGGGTGTCCTCGGTGTAAGCAAATTGTTGCCCATTGGTGTCAGCTAATGTGCCTGTCTGTACGCCCCAGCGTGTGCCGTTATAGTCATTAAATGGAATAGCGCTAAGTACATGTGTGTGACCGGTAATCATATTACAACCGCTTTGTACGGCATTGTTGCGCCCACCAGTCCAACCACCCTTCCAGCGGTGCTTTATGCAAGTGTCCTCATTTACCCAAAATGACCAACAAGGCTGCCACATAGGAAAATAGTCTTTAAGACTTGTGCCAGGTATTCCCTCAAAAGAAGGCAAGTTGGCGACAATGTTAGCTTCTAAGCGTTGGTCGTGATTGCCCATTGGGAAAAACAACTTAGCACCTTTGGCGACTGCTTCAATTTCACCCAAGTAATACTGGCACGCTTCCAACTCTTCTTTCATAGTTGGCAGTTTATTCCAATCTGTGCGTGGAAAACGGCTAATAGAAGCACCGTCTAGGGCGTCACCATTGCATACCACGGCAGTAGGTTTAAACTCTTTAATCATTTCAATAAGGGCTTTAAACGCTGTAGTAGTTTCGTCAGGCCAAAAGTGTGCGTCACTAAATACAATTACTCGCCCTTTTTCTATGTCCATACCTCTGCGTACATTGCCAGGGGTTTGCTGTATTTTCTTTACATAGGCAGGGTTTTGGCTATTGAATGTGTCTAATATGATGCCTAGCTTGTTTTCTAGCGCCCTGCGCCTAGCATAAATGTTTCTATGTGCTATTTTAAATTTTTCGGCAAATAAAGTAACAGAACCACATTCATTCCATGCTTTAATCCACTCTTCGTCTGTCAAATGATACCCAGCCATTAGATTCCCCTTATACTATAAGTTACAGAACACTAACATATTAATATGGCATACGCTAAAAAAGTAGATAAAAACCAAGCACTTGTTGTTAAAGCACTACGAGATTATGGCGCACATGTATTCTTATTACACATGGTGGGTGGCGGTATACCTGACCTAATGGTGTGCTACGAAGAACAAACCATTTTAATTGAAGTTAAAGATGGCGCAGATAAAAAGCTAACTCCACAACAAATAACCCTATTTGCTGGTTGGAAAGGTGGCCCATTACATAGAGTAAATTGCGTGCAAGAAGCTATAGAAGTGCTAAAATTGTATGAAATGGAATCTTAATATGAATGAAACTCAAAATGTTGCTATGTTTGCCGCTACTTTATTGCATAGCGCAACTAATACTCATTTCTTTCATTGGTCTACCAACTCCTATTCCCAGCACAAAGCATTGGGCAAATATTATGACGAAATAGTAGAGCTAACAGATGATTATGTAGAAGCCTATATGGGTTGCTACGAGCAAATTAAAGAATTCCCAAGCGTCTATCACCAGCCTAAAGAACCCCTTAAATACTTGGAATCATTAAAGAATTTTGTTGCAGAAGCCAATTCAGACTTGCCGCAAAAACAAGAATTGATTAACATTGTTGCAGAAATACAACAGTTAATTGACTCTACAATATACAAACTCAAATACCTTAAGTAAGGAAGCATTATGCCAATGGACAAATCAGGCTCGGCTCAATCAGTCGGCAAAAACTACAAGACAGAAGTTGCCGCAGGAAAGCCAAAGAAACAAGCATTGGCGATTGCATTGAGTGAACAGCGTGCTCATTCTAAAGGCAAGGTAAAGGCTAAATTAGAGGCTGCTTACGAGAAATACATGAAATGAGTCGTAAAGACCAAATTCGTGCCGCAGTAGAGAAACACGATAAGCCTATTCCTAAGACTACAGTCGGCAAAGGTAAAAACTACCTACCAGCCAGCGAAGGTGCAGGAATGACAGCTAAAGGTCGAGCAACATATAACGCCAAGAATGGCAGCCATTTGCAAGCACCACAGTCAAGTGGCGGTAGACATGATAGTTTTTGTGCTAGGTCAAAAGGTTGGACTGGTGAACGAGGAAAAGCAGCTAGAGCGAGGTGGCATTGTGGCTAAAAACGGATTGTATGCAAATATTCACGCTAAACAAGAGCGCATTAAGCATGGCTCTGGCGAATACATGCGTAAAGCTGGTAGCAAAGGTGCTCCAACTGCTAAAGACTTTAAAGAGTCCGCAAAGACAGCAAAGCCTACAAGAAAACAAGTCATTACTGACAAGATGAAGGATATGTAATGAAACACATGACTAGAAGCTACCCCCCTGAAGATGCAATGCTTAGAAACCATAAAGAGTCTACGCTTGAGAAACAACAAAAAATGCGCCAAGAAAAGAACCCACCATTAGAACTAGAAGAGTGCGGTATTTTGAATAAGAAAGCTAATGAGCGTATGAAGCGTAAAGAGGCTTTGTCAAAGGCTATGAACAAATACCATGACCCTGACATTGTTGGGTAATTTTCAATTTCAAAAGTTGTCCCAAAATTTGTGATTTACATACGATTTCATGATTTTGTTTTACTTATTCTTGGGCCTTCCCCAGCATTTGCTTAAATTGTAAGCAAGCCATACCGATGTGACTAGGAGCCTTTTGCGCCCCTGTTTCCCATCTAGTATATGTAACCCTATGGACTCCCAAAAGCCTCGCAGCGCTCGATTGTGTAAGTCCTAGCCCTACCCTCCACTTGAGAAGGTTATATTCCATAAATGCCCCGCAAAAAAAAGGGGGACAAGCCCCCCTGTAAGTCAATAATGCTTAGTACTCAAGCCCAGCACAATCCATTGTTGAGTATTGCTGATGGATAACTAGGGAGCGTATAGCTTTAAGAGCATAGCGAGAACGGTAAAGACTTGCGCCCTCCGCCTCCATAGACTCAATAAGAGCAGCCATTAGGTTTTGAAGCTCATCCATATCATCGTATTGCATATAAAGCGCCTGGCTTAAAATGGCGTTATTCATTTCGAGCTTTGCTATCTGTTCGGCTGGTGTTACTTTCTTTTCTGGTAATTGCTTAGGTGCTGCTGGTTTTTTTGTTGATGTCATGGTATTCCCCTTGTTAAAAATGGGGCAAAATGCCCCTTTTACTGCGTTTAAATGTAATGGATGGCGGTTAGATACCAAATAAAATACAAAATTCCCGCCAAAACAACTGAAATAAGCAACGCCTGTAAGTTATTCATAATTAACCCCTTAAGCGTAAGCTGTCCAATGAGAAGACTTATAAAGTGGCTTATTACCAACTTGCGCTATAGGAGTCATCTTGAAAGCTGTAGAGAAGCTAGACATAGTTAAATATGCTTCAGAGTCTACAGAACTCTTTTGAATAAGCTTTTTCTGCGGCTTACCAATGAAAGCACCCATTAGCGGAACAGACTCACCTTGCATAGAAAGCGTTTCTTCAGACATACAGCCAATACGGCAAATTAGAGCAGTCTTACCAGTAACAGAAATAACTTCATAGTAGTCAATGTTAGTCTGGTCATAACCCCATTCACACTTGAATACATCACCAGGCACTACACCATGGTTTACCATAGCTTCAGACTTCTTAGCCTTTTCTTGTGCTTTACGGTCTGCCTTTGCTTGAACCTTTGCAAATGTTTGCTCTACTTCTTTTGTACGCTGTGCTGCATCTTTAAACCTATACTGCCATGTTGGATTGATTGCCTTACCTACAAAGCACAAACCACATACAACAGGTATACCGATTTGATTAGGCAAGTCTTTGTAATAAACTGTGATACCTAAGTCTTTATGGTCAATTGCTAACTCGTAACCGTCTGGAATAACTCTTTCTGTCTGTTTCATTTAAATCCCCTTAAATGTACTGCGTTGAAATGTACTGCATATATGAATTGTAGCGTTGCACTACACAATGTATATAGGACAAACCCTTATATTACTAAATATTATTGATTGTGTTGTTTTTACAGCATAACTATGTATTTGTGATATATTGCGTTTAATAAATTCAAAGACTTAGCGTTTAATTGATTACTTAATTACAGAAAGCTATGGAAAACTCTAAACCTATAACAAAAAGCTATGATGGTTTGACTGTCAATGAAGACGGCTCAAAGGTTAAAACAAAGCGAATGCCTCCCAATGCTGGTAAAGGTAGACCCGTTGGTGCTCTCAATAAACATACAGCTATAGCTAAAGAGGCCATTGCTAAATTCGTAGATAAGAACTCACCCAGGATGCAACATTGGCTTGAGGAGGTAGCCGCCGGCATTCCCAAAACTAATAAAGAGGGCTGTATTAGATATGATAAGAATGGTGACATTGTGTGGATTGTCCCTCCTAACCCTGAGAAAGCCTTTCTCATGCTCCAGGCTGTGATGGAGTACCACTTACCCAAGCTGGCTAGAGTAGAGAGCGTAGGGGATGAGGCAGCACCTCAGCGCATGGTTATTAGTTGGAAGCGCCCTGAATGAGTGACGGTCTATTAGAAGTGGAGTTGGACTATTGTCCTAGAGATGTATTTGCAGATTATCACGACAGGGTAAAGCGTTGGTCTGTCATCATTGCACACCGGAGGGCAGGGTAAGACAGTTCTTTGTATTAACGATTTAATATATAGAGCTTTAATAGATGGTAAAGAGGATGGGCGATACGCTTACATTGCTCCCTATTATTCACAAGCTAAAAGCATTGCCTGGGATTATTTGCTTAGATATAGTCAGCCGGTATTAGCCAAAGCCAATCAATCCGAGCTATGGATAGAGTTGGTTACAGGGGCAAGGATAAGATTATTAGGAGCCGAAAACTGTGATGCACTCCGAGGGAATTATTTGGACGGAGTAGTTATGGACGAATTTGCCGACATGAAGCCGTCTATTTGGGGTGCTGTAGTGCGTCCTTTACTATCTGATAGGAAGGGTTGGGCTACCTTTATCGGCACCCCTAAAGGCCATAATGCTTTTTGGGAAATATATAACAATGCAACTAAAGACCCTAACTGGTATGTCAAAGTCCTAAGAGCTAGTCAGACAGGGATATTAGACAAGGCAGAGTTAGAGGATGCGGCTAAAGCCATGACCGAAGACCAATACCTTCAAGAGTTTGAATGCGACTTTGAGTCCGCTATTCTTGGGGCGTATTTTGGTAAAGAGATGAGGCAGCTTACTGATGACGGTAGGATAAGAGAGGTAGAGTATGACCCTCTATTCCCTGTCCATACGGCATGGGACTTAGGGTATTCAGACGATACCGCTATATGGTTCTTTCAGGTAGTGCATGGGGAGATTAGGTGTTTAGACTATCACTCCTCTAATGGACAACCAGTCGCTTTCTATGCCGGCATTATTCAGTCAAGAGAAAAAGAGAGGGGCTATGTGTACGGTACACATTGGTTACCTCATGACGCTAGGGCTAGAACACTATCTTCTAATCGTAGCGTGATTGAACAACTAGGCGACAAGATACCCCTTAAAAACATAAAAATTGCCCCTAATTTAAAACTGCAAGACGGAATACAAGCTAGTCGCCTCGCCCTAACCCGTACTTGGTTTGACCATAAATGCAACGATGGCATAGAGTGTCTAAGACAATACCAGCGAGAATATGATGAAGACAAAAAAGTCTTTAGGGATAAGCCTCGCCACGACTGGACAAGTCACGGTGCAGACGCCTTTAGGTACTTAGCCCTTACTTGGAAAGATGAAGCAAAGATTGTCACAGCAGATGACCCTATTCGTGGAGTCTTTGTCGGTAAAACTGATGTAAGCCTTAATGAACTATGGAAAGACACTAAGGTTAAAACTGACAATAGAATATAAAAAAGGTAAAATAAACAAACATTTCGCCAAATATTCAAACATTAAGGCAACTCTATGGCAAACGATAAAGCAACGGTAAACCACACCTACGAGGACTGGTACAAATGTATTATGGGCTATGAGCGCTCATATAAGCGTTGGGAAGCTAGAGTAGACCGCATAGTAAAGAAATACAAAGACGACAGCCGTTACGACAGAAACCCGAATGCACGCTTTAACATTCTGTGGAGTAATGTCCAAACCATTCAACCAGCTATATTTGCTAGACTGCCACGCCCAGACGTTAGCCGCAGATTTAGAGATAACGACCCTATAGGTCGAGTCGCAAGTATGATGCTTGAGCGTGCCTTAGAGTTTGAAATTGAACATTATGGCGACTATAAATCAGCTATGAACAACTCAGTCCTTGACCGTTTATTGGGTGGTCGTGGCGTTAGTTGGGTGCGCTATGAGCCACATTTTGTAGGCGAAATGGAAGATGAGCCTGATGATGGCTACCAAGTTACCGAAGATAGTGACGAAGCTGAAACCATGGAAGGAATGGCAACAGAGTCAGAAGAGCGCATTGAGTATGAGTGCTGCCCTGTAGACTATGTCCATTGGAAAGACTTTGGACACACCATTGCCAGGACTTGGGAAGAAGTTACCGCAGTCTGGCGCAAAGTTTATATGAGTCGCCCTGCTCTTGTTGAGCGTTTTGGCGAAGAATTGGGCTACAAAATACCACTTGACACTAAGCCTGATGACTTAAAAC